GGATTTAAATTATAAATTTAAAACTAAGCCTTTCGAACATCAATTGAAAGCGCTTGGATGCTCCTGGAACAAGGAAAGCTTTGCCTATTTTATGGAGATGGGAACCGGTAAATCTAAGGTGCTGATTGATAACATTGCTATATTATACGACCAAGGATCTATAAATGGGGCTCTCATTGTTGCTCCTAAAGGGGTCTATACAAACTGGAAAAATGAACAAATTCAACGACATATGCCAGATCATGTTATGTATAAAATTGTGGTCTGGAATCCTAGTCCAACAAAGAAGGAAAAGGAAGAATTAAATTTCTTGTTTGAAGAAAAAGATTGCTTGACAATATTTCTGATGAACATCGAAGCATTCAGTACAAAGAAAGGCCAAGACATTGCAACAAAGTTTTTACTGGGTCATCGATCCTTATTCGCTATTGATGAGTCCACAACTATTAAAACACCAACAGCTGCTAGAACAAAATCTGTTGTTAAGTTAAGTAAGATGGCACAGTACCGTAGAATTCTTACAGGATCTCCTGTTACTAAAAGTCCACTCGATCTTTACTCACAAGCTGAGTTTCTCGATCCGGCGTTCCTCGACCAACCATCGTTCTGGACGTTTAAGTCCCGTTACTGTGTAATGGTAAAAAGACGTATCAGTGGCTCACATCAATTTAACATGATTGTTAGTTATAAAAATTTAGATGAGCTGACAAAATTAATTGATACATTTTCCTACCGGGTACTCAAAGAAGAATGTCTTGATCTACCGGATAAAATTTACATGACACGAGAGGTTGAGCTTAGTGCAAAACAAATAGATGCTTATCATCAACTAAAAGAGTTTGCTGTTGCTGAACTTAAAGAAGGTTCGATGACGACGTTCTCTGCCTTGACACAGCTGATGAGACTTCATCAAGTAACGTGTGGATTTATGACTACCGATGACGGTAGGCTCGTCGATTTACATGATGCGAAAGGTAAGATACCTAGACTGGAAACGTTATTAGATATTTTAGATGAGGTAGATGGTAAAGTAATTATCTGGGCTAACTACAGACATAACATAAAACATTTAACTACTGCTCTTCGTAAAAAGTACGGACCGCAAAGTACCGAGAGTTTTTATGGAGACACCAAGCAGCAAGATAGAGAGGATATTTTATCACGCTTCATGGCCCCCGACTCCGGGCTCCAGTATCTTGTAGCTAATCCTAGAACAGGTGGTTATGGTTTAAACTTAACTGTATCACATACTATTATTTATTATTCTAACAGTTATGATTTAGAAGTTAGAATGCAGTCTGAAGATCGTATACATAGGATTGGCCAGACATCAAAAGCAACATACATAGATCTTGTTGCAAGAAAAACTATTGATGAGAACATCATAAAAGCCCTAAAAACCAAGATAAATCTAGCATCAACAATTTTAGGTGAAGATTTAAAAGAATGGTTGCAATAAGTTATAATATATTATATAGACTATTTTAAATGAGGATGGTGCAACATTCTCCGAGTATGGCTGAACAACTGTAACAAGGTAGTAAGGCACACTTGATGACTGATATGAGCAAATGCTTGAAGGGTCAAAGGGTGGTACTGAAGTACTAGTTAGATATACAGATATTTGACTTGTCGGGAAAAGGTTGGGGGTAGTCAAAGAACCCCCCTACTCACTTAAAGAAAGAGAGGAACAATGTTATATATTGGTTACATATTAGTTTTACTGACATTACTTTTGTATGGTAAACCTTATATGGCTAGCGTTGTAATTTTATTTATAACCTGGCAAATTGTTTCGAGTGGTTGGTATCAATGGCTCGTATAAAAACTCCTGCAAAAAGTAAAAGTTATTATTCAGGAAGATTAAAAGAAAGAATTTATGCTGCTTATTTCGAAGCAGGTAAACGTGCAAAAAGAGATTGCACAAGTTGGAAAGAAGTTTCTGATCGTATGCATTGGGAACGGTTACATAAAATAATGAGAAAGAGGTATGACTATGTCGGATGATGTAAAAACTGATATATTAGAAGAAGCTAATGAGGCAGTAGCGTCTCGTGAATTTACTCATGGTGAGTGTGTAAACAATAATAACAACATAGCTGATCTATGGACAGCCTATTTAGGTATGCCTATTACTGCTGATGAAGTAGCTATAATGATGGTGTTATTAAAAATTGGTAGAACTAAATCAAGAAAGGCTGTGAAAGATCATTTTGTTGATATGGCAGGTTATGCTGCAATTGCAGGTGACATAGTATTAGGAGGTAAAAATGATAAAAAAGATTTTTAATTATTTTAGAAAAAAACAACCAACTTTAATTTGGTTACACATTAACAACACACAGCATTACGGCGTGATTGGTTGGTTAGCAACTGATCGCAAAACATATGTTAAAGGAGAAGATACATGGAGAAGGCAATAAAGTCACGATATGCCACAATAGCAATTAAACCTAAAGTGCATGATAACATTAAGAAATTAGCAAAACATAGTTATCAGACAGTAGGTGGATATATTGAACAATTAGTAGAAAAAGAAATAAAAAAATTGGAGGGTAAAAATGTCAATAATATGTCACGAGTGCAAGGGTAATGGGTTTATCAAATTATCATTCGAGGCAGAAGAATCAATTGAGCAGTGTAAGGTTTGTAACTCACAAGGGGAACTCGATGAAACTCAGTATTACCACCAAACGTGGACAGAGGGCGTTGAAGATTCCATCAGTAGTTACTACGGACCACTGCTTGATCCAGAATGTTTCAACAACTACAAAGTTTATCCAAAGTAAGCCTATTGTAGATGTAAAAAAAGGGGAGGAGCCGTCGTTTTGACTATATATTATAACACTATTAAGAAAAATAAAGTGATTACATATGTCTACAGTGATGTCGATGATGTGTGGTTCGTAAACAAAATAACAAAAAGGAGAGACTTATGGACGTGGAGAACATGTGGAGTGATGAAGATAATGCAAAACTTATTGAATTGGATCAAAAAGGTGTAAGGGTAAGAGATATTGCCATACGAATGAATAAAAGTAAGAACTCGGTTGCGGGGCGATTACACAGAATTAGAATTAAAAATGGCCATACACCTAAATATAAACACAGGCAGATAAAGAGATATATGCCTGCGTCAGAGAAAATTGGTCAACGTAGATGCAATTTATGTCATCAAAAATTTGATATATCTTCTGTATTACAGAGATTCTGCGAACCTTGTAAAAGAACTGATAATTACAAATTCGGAGGGTAATGTTGCGACAAATGTAAATTTGTTGTATAATAACTTCCTGGATTATTAGGTGAAGTCCGAAATTCCAGGAAGGATAATGAAGTGTATACAACAACAGATGTCCAAAAGAAATTATTAGATCGACTAATCAAAGGCTTGCGCCCTACAACTAAGAGCGCCAGGGCGCTTGCTTTACTTGCAAAGTACAATATTTTTGATAAAAACGTTATCAAACATAAATTAAAACAATTGGAGGGAGATAATGTCCTCTTATTCACTGCCAAACAGTCCAATCAAGGAAGTTAAACATTGTCACAAATGTGGCAGAGTAACATTACATTTTCTCAACCCCAAAAATGATGTCATTGTAAAGTCAGAAGTGTGGCAAGAATTGGTTCGTAAAGGATTTAATGCTATGAGACGTCATATGTATATTCCTAAAGAATTGTTAATGTTAGATCCTAAATTTTTTTAGTATAGAATGCATAGAAATATTTTTAGAAATTATTTTAGAAAAAATGTTGAAAATGGTGTAACCGGTGTAACCGCTCTTGTAACCCTTATCCAGCTTCAAAAATGGGTTACACTATGGTGTAACCAAGGTGTAACCGGTGTAACCTATAAAGCCAGCGTAAAAGAATTTTTTGGGACTTTATATGTGTTTTCTGTTAAAAACATCCTATACTTTGTAAAATGAGTCAATTAACTGAAATAAACATAACGTCGAAACAAAGAAAGTTTGCAGAGCTTTTGGTAAAGTATGATGGAGAAAAAAGTGCAACAGAATGTGCTATTTTATCTGGTTATCCTAAAAAGACTGCTAGGATATATGCTAGTAGATTACAATCAGCTAAAGAATTTCCAAAGGTTGCTAATTATATATCCTTATTAAGAGAAGAAATTCACAAAAAGTATATGTCTAATTTGACAAGACATATGAAAAGACTGGATGAGTTAAGTAAAAGTGCAGAAGCAGAAAAGAATTATTCAGCAGCAGTAAATGCGGAAGTATCACGAGGAAGAGCTGCAGGATTATATATTGATCGAAAAGAAATATTAACAGGGTCAATTGATAAGATGAGTAAGGTCGAAGTAGCAGATAGGCTCAAAGATCTAAGAAATAGATTTCCGGAAGTAATTGTAGACGCCTCTCATGAAGAGATTGAATCCCAAGACTAATAAGTTTTTTGTATGTGGTGAGGCTAGAGAAGATGGATATTTGTTTGATGGTTATAT